AAATATCACAAGTTATAATAATTTAGGAAAAAGTGTTTCATCCGTAGATTTCATATTAGTAATTTCATCATTATAACTTTTATGAATCATATTATAAGGTGGTAAACGAGGATTAAATTTAAATCTTGGTTCTTTCATTTTCGCTAATATTGTTTTATCAGTTTTCTTATCCTTGGTTCTTACACTAACCCAAGCACTCGTTTTATTTTTCTCTACTAATTCATCTAGAGAAATTTCAATCTGTTTTTCTTTCTTTTCTTTTTTTTCTTTTTTTTCTTTATTATCTGTAGTAAAATCAATTTCAACTACATTGGTATTATAAATAAGATTTAAGGTTTCTTCATCTAGCTCGTCATCTGGATACATCTCATCAAATGTTAGTTCTTCATTATTATCTTCTAAGGGAATATTATCATTATTTTCGGTATTATCCATTGAATATATCATATGTTTATTAATGAATATTTAAATCAAATTTTTTTCTTTTTAGTGTATTTCCGTTTAATTTTAATTGGGGGAATAGGCTCTTCTAGCTTTTCTGATGGTTGTTCTGGTTTTTCTGGTTGTTCAGAAGTTTTTGTTTGTTCTGGTTGTTCAGGAGTTTTTGTTTGTTCTGGAGCTTTTATTGATTCTTCTGGAACAGGTTCTAGTTCTTGAGATGTTTTTAGTAGTTCCGGAGCTTTTATTACTTCTTTTTTAGTATAAAACTTTAACCTAGCTTCTCTGAGCTTATCACGGTCGGGAAAAACGATAGGCTCAACTGGAATATTTTCTGGTTTTTCTCCATTAAAAATTTGTTCTGTATCGTGGATTACGTCTGGTTTTTCTTGAATTATCGAGGCTATTTCTTTATTTAAATCTGGATAATTAATTTCTGGTTCTTTAAAAAATTTATTATTAAAATCTACATTCAAATCAATATTTAGAATATCTATCAAATCGTGGTCTTTAATTTCTATAATCTTAAATTTATAAACTTTATCAAAAATTTGCATAGGAATAATTTGATTCAATTGAAGTAAACAATATTTAGATAATTCGTATTCTACTAATTTATCATTGTCAGGTAATGAAAAAAACTCTTCTTCTAGTGGTTCAATTTTAATATATTCTCCTTTTGGAATATTTTTTATCAATGTTATGTTTGCATAATCAGTTTGTAAGTGTTCAGATAACCAACAAGGTACTTCAACACAATCATCAGTACTAATAAATTCTTTTACTCCTACATAAACTAGTTCTTTTGATTCTGATTTTAGTTCAAAAAAATAAGTATTGCTCATATGCAAATTAGATAATCTTTCCAGACATCTAGCAGGTAGATTTATATAATTTGAATATGATTCATAAGGAAACACAATCATTTTTCCGATATTAATACTTCTTTTCATATGATATATTACTATTATTAATAAATAAATCTTTATTCATTTTTTTTACGCAGTGTTATTGACTATAAAATAAAAAATATATTAATATAATGAATTACAATTTTACAATTACAATGGGTACAAATATATCAATAATAGTTATGACTAATTTAATACCTGCATTAAATAAACCTCTAATTAAATTAGGTATTTTAATTTTTGCTAATTATATTATTTATTTGAATTATTATATGAATGAATTTGACAGACTATTTCAATCATTATTATGGGGATGCTTTGGATATGTAGTATTATTTTATTTAGAAAAATGTGTAGTAATTTGGCAAGAAAAGGTAAATTTATTAGAATATAAATAAAAAATATAAATTTTTTTATCCTTATATTTATATATGTCATTCAACTTTAGACTAAAAAATAAGAATGTAACCTGTGCACCAATGTATAACTCTCAAAACCCCGATGAAATATATGGTTACTTATGTAATCCTCAACAAGGAAGTATGGAAGGTTTTCAAAATACAACTTATACTTGCCCAGAAGGATGGAATCAAGTAGCAGAAGATTCTCAAAACGGATTGTGTAGAACTGGTTGTGATACATTTAATTACGGACCTAAATATGGTGGATATCCTACAAATAGAAGACCTGCTCAAACAAGATGTGTAGATTTAAGAAATGGTAGTGATCAAAGTGGTGCTTGGAAGAATAGAAGCAATACTTGGCCTCCATCTGCTCAGGCTCAAGTTGTAGCTCCACCATCAAATACTTATGACAACGGTGTTACATACAAGGAAGGTGACCAAGTTAGTTTCAATGGAAGCTTATATCGTTTAAATAGATTTATCGGTGCAGCTGGTTATGCTCCATCTAATAAACCTCAAAACTGGGATAATTTAACTAATCCTGCATTAAATTATAAAGATGGACAACCATATAGTAATGATATATTATACGATGCAGGAAATACTGTAACTTTAAATGGAACTACTTATAAATTGAAAGAATTTATTGGAGGTGCCGGATATGCTCCTCTTGCAAATCCTAATTGGGTGTCATTAAATCCTAATTATGACAATGGTGTTACATACAAAGAAGGTGACCAAGTTACATTCAATGGAAGTTTATATCGTTTAAATAGATTTATTGGTGCAGCTGGTTATGCACCATCTAATAAACCTCAAAACTGGGATAATTTAAGTAATCCTGCATTAAATTATAAAGATGGCCAACCATATAGTAATGATATATTATACGATGCTGGAAATACTGTAACTTTAAATGGAACTGGTTATAGATTGAAAGAATTTATCGGAGGCGCTGGATATGCTCCTCTTGCAAATCCTAATTGGGTATCATTAAATCCTGTCGTTGTACCTGCACCCCCAAGTAATTATGACAACGGTGTTACATACAAGGAAGGTGACCAAGTTAAATTCAATGGAAGTTTATATCGTTTAAATAGATTTATTGGTGCAGCTGGTTATGCACCATCTAATAAACCTCAAAACTGGGATAATTTAAGTAATCCTGCATTAAATTATAAAGATGGCCAACCATATAGTAATGATATATTATACGATGCTGGAAATACTGTAACTTTAAATGGAACTGGTTATAGATTGAAAGAATTTATCGGAGGCGCTGGATATGCTCCTCTTGCAAATCCTAATTGGATATCATTAAATCCTGTAGGTCCACCTATTCCCACTTCTGTAACAGTATATCAACATTGCGATAAAGCTGGATGGGCAAAGAGTTTAATAGGTGCTCGTGTTTTTAAAGCAGGAACCGATTTCCCCTCAGATGCAAGTTATATTTTTGTACCTCCTGGTTTTAGAGCAACTATTTACACCGGTGATCAAACTGGAAGAAGTAAAGTAATTAACCAAAATGAAGCCTTCGTTTTCTGTGATGAAGGTAGTTGGGCTAATGATAATATTAGATCAATTGTTGTTACATCTGTTTGATAAAGTTAGAATACCTATTATCCTATTAGTTTAGAAAAAGCGAATAATTTAATTAATTTAAAAATATTAATATAAAAAATATAAAAATTTTTTTATACTTATATTTATATATGTCATTCAACTTTAAACTTAAAAATAGAAATATAAGTTGCGCTCCAATGTATAACTCTCAAAATCCTGATGAAGTATATGGTTATTTATGTAATCCTCAACAAAGTATGGAAGGTTTTCAAAACACAGCTTCCACTCCAATAAAAGATGGTGTATACATTGATACTCCTAGTATAACTCTTATTACTAATAATGGTTACAATGCTACTGGACAATTTTTGAGTCGTTACAGTCCTGATTTTACTCAAATCTTTTTTGATAGTCGTACTCCTGTAGCTGGCTCAGATAGGTCAGCACAACAAGGTCAAGTTACTTCTCCTTTACCAACTATTGGTTCAATAATTGAGGGTCCATTTGTTCAACCTGGTACAAGAGTTACTAATGTAGAAAAAACAAGCACAATGCCTGGTAACCCATATGTACCTGGATACACAGTTACCCTCAATCAACCTTTGACTGGTGTTAAAGAAACATTAGGAGCTTTCTTAGCTTATAAATTAACTTCAGTTCCACTCCCACCTGTACCTACACGTGTAGTAACACCACCTATTCCTACTTCTGTAACAGTATATCAACATTGTGATAAAGCTGGTTGGGCTAAGAATTTAATAGGTGCTGGTACTTTTAAAGCAGGAGTTGATTATCCCCCAGATGCAAGTTATATTTTTGTACCTACTGGTTTTAAAGCAACTATTTACAATGGTGATCTAACTGGAAGAAGTAAAGTAATTAACGAAAATGAAGCCTTTGTTTTCTGCGATGAAGGAGGTTGGGCTAATGATAATATCAAATCAATTGTTGTTACTTCTGCCAATGCACCTGTACCCGTACCTGCACCTGTACCCGTACCTGTACCTGTTAAAAAAGCGAGAGTACCAACCGATGCATTTAATCCATCTACTATTGGAGGACTGCTTCTTTGGTTGGATTCTGCAGATGAATCAACTATAGCTTTATCCAGTGGAAATGTATCTTCTTGGGCGGATAAATCCGGTAACTCTAATAATTTTAGAGTCGCACCAACTTTCGTTCCTCCTTCCTATAAAAACATTAATTCTGGAATTACTTTTACTTCTAAACAAGTTATGATTTCCTCTGCACCAGTAACCACTAATAAGGATACAACTGTTTTCTTTGTTGGTAATGTATTTAACAAAAATGATGATTTTGATTATATTTTAAGTTTTGCACAAAAAGATCATGCTTTCCGTTGGAATCCTAGAAATAAATTTGGAGATAGTAATCAACAAGATTTTGCTCCTGATACTGGTTATATTGTAAATGGTCAACCTACCAGTGTTAAATATGATTTTACTAAAATGGCATTAGTAAATTTTGTTGTTGCAAACGGCGGAAGCGGTCCATTGACACTTTCTACTGATAAAACATTTGGCGGTGATCGTTTCTTCAAAGGAGTAATTTATGAACTCCTTATTTTTAATTCTCCTCTTTCTCCAGCTCAAACTCAACAAATTCAAATGTATCTTATGTCTAAATGGAATTTACCTGGTATTGCTTCAGGTTATACCTGTCCTCCTGGAATGACACAAACTCCTGAAGATGTACAAAATGGAAGTTGTTTAGCTCCTTGCAATTCTACCAAAGGAGGTTCTAATATATACAACTATGGTCCTAAATATGGAGGTTATCCCTTAAACAGAAGAAGTGGTGCAGATAGATGTGCTGATTTAGGAAATGGTACTGATCAAAGTCAAGCTTTTGTTGCAAGAACATCTAATTGGCCTCCTGTCACTGGAGGCGATCCTTCTTGCTTTGTAAACGGTCAATATGAATCAGCTGGTATGAAATTATACACTCAAAATGATTGTGAAAATGTAATTGGTGGTAATTTTTATCCTACTGATCATACTCCTGGTTACGGCGAATGCTTATACCCTGAAGGAGGAAGTCACAGTTATACTTGCAGAAGACAATAAAAAAATTAATGATAAAATTTATCTAAATAAATAGAATATTTCAATTCAGAGTATCCAGTAATTATTTTTCCTTTACAATTATTTAGATTCTCATAATATTGATATATTTTCCAATCATATAAATTATTCCCGTCAAGGTATAATTTAATAATTGTTTCTTCATATATTTTATCAGAAGTATAATAGCCACTGTTAAAACTTTCAAAATTAATTAATTCTTTCAGTTTTACTGATGGGAAGAAAACTTTAAAAAAGGTATATAGATTTTTGAGAGTTGGTTGTAGTTTATATTTATTTTGATACTTGTACTGAAAAAAAGACCGATTGTTTAGTAAATTACACCATTCTATTCTTTGCCGAACAGAAATGTAGTTTCTAATTTTATTATTCTTAGTCAAAAAAGAAGATACTTCATTTCTGTCTTTCAATTTTGTTATATCAATAGTATTGAATTTACCAAATATGATATGAAGTAATCTTAGAATTGATACTTCAAAATCATCTGAATATTCAATATCATCGATACTAATATTCAAATTTGTCACAGGTTCCGGATAGTTTTTTATTTGATTTTGAAGTAATCCTATATTAGTAATATCTTCATAGACATTATTAATTGATTTTTTACCGTAATGAAACATAACTTAATAGTTATTAATAGAATCATAGTTTTGTTCAATTTTTTAAGTTTACTTAATTTACTATTTACTTTATAATTTAATATCAAATTTCATACATAAAATCTTAACCTGATCATTATTAAACCATTGATTCTTAATAGTTAAACTACCACTTAAATCAATTGGAATTGTGCCTTTACTTTCAGATGATAGAAATCCATTTAATAAAGGACAACTTATGTTACTTGTACTAATTTCAGTACATAAATCTTCAGTTGTAGGGCTAATCGGAATAAAATTATAAGTAATATCATATTTAGAAGTTCCTCTAGTAATAGTTTGACTCAAGTCACCATTTAGATATAAAGTATAATCAGTTTGAGGTAATTTTGGTTCAACCGACAAAACAATATTTTGCATTAAATCAGTACTGTCACCACAAGAAGATACAACAAATTTTGTTACTGTTGAATAAACAAATTGTAAAAGAGATAATAAAATAACTTTTTTAAACATTATTTATAACTAGGTTTTAAATTTTTATGTACTTTATATTAATAGTAGAAATGTTTAAAAAAATTTATTACATTAACCTTGACCATAGAAAAGATAGAAAAGACAATGTTGATAGCCAACTTAAAAAAATTAACTTTTCTGGTCCAGTTGAAAGAATTAATGCTGCGTATGGGAAAAACTTGGATTTAGATTTGATTCCAAGCAATTTATTTACTAAAGAAGCTATTGCAGATACTACAAATAAAAAATTAATTAATAACACCAGTAAAATGACTAAAGGAGGGATGGGTGTTTCTTTATCTCAAAGATGGATTTATGAAAAAGTATTATGCGGTGATGATGATTATGTTTTAATTTTGGAAGATGATATTACAGTAGTAGATAACTTTATGGAAAAATTAGAAAATAAATTAAAAAATATAAAAGAGTTTGATATTTTATATTTAGGGTATCATATTAAATTTGATACTAAGGTTGATGAACATTATGATATTCCTGAAAAAATTTGGGGATTATTTGGTTATATAATTAATAAAAAAGCAGCTAAAAATTTAATTGAATTATTTCCTCTTACTCAACAAATTGATACAGAATTTCCAAAGGCTTTCAAAAATCTAAAGGTTGTAGCATTAAAAAAAGATGAGAGATTAATTTTATCTCCTGTTTCTGAGGATCAATCTCAATTTACTTCAGATATTCAATTTAGTAGAGAGGCTTTTACTGATTTAGGAGAGATAGATTGGACTGGGTATTTCGTAATTATGGTGTTGGTGATTGGGGTGATTTATTTGGGGGTTAGACGGTGAGGGATTTCTTAATTTTATTTGTTGTTTTCCAATTATCTTTATTTTCTACTTTTCCTTCTTCTATAGTAAGATTATATGTTGTCTTCAGATAATCTATAAACTTATTTAATTCTGATTGAATATTATAAGAATTTATTTTAGTCTTATATTGATAAAGTGTCGTTTCTATTCTTTTTGAAAATTGAATATAATCTATATCTTTTACTCTACAAATAGAAAAATTTACAGGCATAATTGGTTTCTTTTTATCTTGAATTATAATTTCTGGAATTTCTTCTTCAATTTCTATTTCTGGTAATTTAAATAGTTGTGGATTAATTATTTTCGTATCAGCGATTACAATATTGGGATATTTATTTTTTAAAATATCAATTAACTCGTCCAGTTCATTTTTTAAATTATTAGTTCTAACTATTTTTTTTGCTGATTTTCTATCTTCTTTTGATGATTTTGTATATTGCAGATAATATTTACCTTTTTCTTCATATAATGTAAAATTAGTAGGCATAATTATTTTATCATTTGGAATAATTTTATTTTTATTGATAGCTTCTTTCTTTTCATTATAATATTTTTTAAAATAGTCCTTCTTTTCTTTATAAATCTTTTTATAATCTAGGTTTTTATTTTCTTCTTTTTTAATAGGTTTTTCAATTGGAATCTTCATTTCAATTTCTAATTTAAAATTATTATTTTTTATTAAATTATTATATCTATTTTCACCCCATCTATCTAACCATTCATTAAATATTTCATTTGTATTTTTTAATTGAAAATCTTTTAAATCTTGTATTTTTTCACATAGAAAATCTTGTGCTTTTGGATGACAAAATCCAAAATAAATTCCTTTAGGATTATCAATCATATAATCATTTTTATCAAGTCCTAAATCCTGAATTGTTTTGTTTAATATATGTAGTTTATGTGAATAATTAATACTTTTGCTCATCAGATAAATTCTACATTGTTCAACTAATTCAGCAGGTATTTTATAAGTTGAATACCCTTTAGTAAAACCAACAAATTTAAATTCTTTCAATCTATCATATTGTACAGATTTACCGTGAAATCCAGTTGTTGTAATTCCTAATATTTTTTGATTATATTTTGCATAATAATAATCAGCTATTTCTTTTGAGAAAGCTAGTTTAGACAATAATTTACCACCATTAAAATTAAATCCAAATGGTTGAAGAGGAACACAAGTTGATAAATTCATTAAATAATTAATTTTTTTATTTAAAACTCTTTGTTCGTTTGTCCATTTAATATAATCATCTCTGTCTTCTAAATGTAATAAATCTGAATTTAAACTCATTATACCTAAATATTTATTAGTTGTTTCATCTTTAACTAAAATCTGAATTACTCTACCTACAAATCTCATTGATTTCTGAAATGGAATTGAAGATATTTTATTCCTATAATGCAACCAAATGTCTAATAATTCATCAGTTTCTGCAAAAATTAATTTTGGTTTTATTTTTTTTAAATCTGTAATATTACCATTCCAAATCATTTTTTTATAAAAATCATCAGAATTTTTATATATAAATTCATCATTGTTAGTTTCTGTAACAAATTCTATATTTTTAAACATTTTTATTAATTTATCTTTTTCACTATCTAAATTTTCTGATTTATAATAAATGCCTTCTCTTTTAAATGTTATTGCTAAACATTTTTCAATAAATTGGTCTTGTGAAAAATCTAATTTCATAAAATTACAAGTCCTACAACAAGATACACAATTATCTATTGAATATGATTTACTTGAATTAATTCTATCAACACCATTTGATTTATCTAATCCACAATAATTACATTTATCTTTTAACAATTTATCAAAATATGTTTTATCAAGATTGAATATAATTCCTCTTTTTTTAGAATAATATTTGTACTTTGTATAATCAGAAGAAGTAGATGCGATAAATAATTTATTATTTAATTTTCCATTGTATAATTTTTGATAAGTTGCTATATGTTCACAAATACTAAAAAATTCGTCTTTATTTTTAATACCTTTCATATTATTACATTGAAAGCAACAAGTTACACAATTATCTTTTTCATAACCTCTATTATTATCTACTCTATCAATACCATTTATAATATTATTATCAAAACAATAATAACATTGATTTTTCATTAATCCAATTGCATAATCATCTTCTAAATTCCAAGAATATTTTCTATTTAATGCACCTTTCTTACATTCATATAATTTAACTACATATCTATCTCTTTCATTTCTATTTCTATTTGAACTTAATTTTACTTTATAGCATTCATAACAACATTTATTAAATAATTGAATTACTGTTTTATTACAATCTTTGCACATTTTTTCTTTTGAATTATTTGAATTAAAGATTTTTGCAGTTTCTTCTTTTTTATTCCTTAATTTTTTTTCTCTTGTTCTTTCATCTTGTCTGCAATCTAAACATCTCACATAAGTATTGTCAATTTCATTCCAACACCCTCTAATCCAATTATTACAAATAATTTTTCCTTTATCATTTAAAATTGTCCATTTTTTATAACTTTGATGTAATTTACAATATTCATCACCTTCTAATGCTTTAAAAGTACACGGTTCTTCCTTTTGACTTTTACCTTTGCATAATTTTATTAATGATTTTTTATCACATAGTTTGCAATGTAGAATTTTTTCTTCATTGTATATCAATGGTTTCATTTTATGAATATCACACCATTTAAAGTTATTTATATCTAATTTTCCTTCATAATACAAATGTGGTTTACAAAAATTTTTCCCTATTATAAGATCATTCTGACAAGTTTCTTTAGTATTAAAAACAAATTTACATTTCATTAATTATATTAGAATTTAATCTTTAGAGTGAAATTTACAATTTTTAAGTTTATAAATAAATATAGACTTAAAAAGTTAGATTGATGTAAAATTGATGTGAAAAAATATAAATATAAACTTTTTAATTGGAATAAGCGGTGCCAGCCATACCAGACATTACTCTCAATACGTTGTAGTTTACAGTGTAGATATTCAAAGTGGAGTCGTTGGATCCAGCGAAGATATCTCCGAGAGGGGAGAAGTTACCTTCACCGTAAGCACCTCCGTAAGAAGGTACACTGTTGTTACCTACAAGGGTTACATTGAGGGTGGCGTTATCGATACGAGAGAAGTTGCAAGTGCCGGAAGGTTGGTGGTCTTCGGGTTTGAGTGCAAAGCTGTATACGTTAATACCATCAGCAGGGGTGTTGGAGAAGTGTTGGTAAGGTTGTACGTAGTTAAAGTAGTTACCGTCTCTTTCTTGGAATCTGTCGTGTCCGTTCAATTGGAGTTTGGCCAATCCTACAGGGTTGACACTGCCATCTACCCAGAGACCATAGTTAAATGCATCTTGTACGTTTGCAACGTGGGTGTCGGCATAATCAGCAGTCAAGAAGTCAACTGCGGTTGCATCATCAAAATCAATGTATTGTAAATCATCTACTAAAGTGGCAACAGTGTTAGAAAGATCAACGACATTCAAGGTATTTTTGGTGAGTACTACGTTATCGAGGGTAGCGGGGTAAGAAGTAGGGGTGAATTGGTAACCGTTACCGTATTCTTCACCAGTGAAAACTAATTGACCTTCTACTTTGTCTAACAAGTAATACCAATAAGAAGAGTTGGAGACATCTGCTGCTTCAGCTGCACCATTACCGGATGCGTCAACGGTAAAGTAGGTAAAGCCATTTTCGTCAGTAACTTCTCTCAAGTATTGTCTGGTTTGAAGGTAGACTAATTTAGCAGCGGTTTCCAAAGCTTCGGACCAGTCACTGGTAGGGGAGTAGGCTAACCAGTCGTTAGCGTTTACGTAGGGGTCCAAGTGAGCTACCCAGATCAAGTATTTGCTGGGGTGGTTAAAGTTGAGTCTGTATTTGCTGTTGGTGCTGGTTAAAGATTCAGAGCCAGTGAATTGTAATTGTTCAATCAAATATTCGTGGCTGGCTTGGGCGAATCTCTTTCTTTCTTCGGAATCGAGGTATACATAGTCGATCAACAAGTAGTTGTCTTCCATGGTAATTCCGAGAGAAGCAGCTCCAGGGGAGTTGGCACTGTTTACATTAAAGTTAATGCAGTTGGCGAGGGGAGCGTATTGGATGGTTACACGGACATCGTGGTATTGGAGAGCAATTAAAGGTAAGGCTAATCCGTTGAATCTGTTGAACCAGTAGATCAAAGGAATGTACAAGTTAGTACCTTCTTTAATTACGGAGAATTTGTTGTAGGCAGGGGAATCGCCAATCATTGCGGCGTGACCTCTTTCTTGTCCTACTTTGTGGCTTAATTCATACCAAATGTTTAACCAGTCACCGTATTGTTCATCGATTTTAGAGCCACCGATTTCTACTTTGGTTTCTGCGATCATGGCATAACCTAAGCGTCTGACGTAAGCCCAGGCTACATCAGTGGCGGTTGTGCCATCAAGAGTTGCATTTCCATTTAATTCAGTACCGTCACCACCAGAGAGTTGTACTACAGAGTACATGTTGGTGATTAAGTCACCATTTCTGTTCAAAGTAGCAGTTACAGTGCGGCCGAATTCAGCACTGCCATTCCATACTTGTTGAATAGGTTCAACAGCGAAGTTAGTGTGTCTACGATAGACAACTTTGAAGAAAGTAATTTGAGGATTACCTGTTAAATAAACGTCTTGTGCGCCGTAAGCGACGAGTTGCATTAAACCTCCACCCATAGATTATATACTTTATATCAGAAAAAAATTTAAAAATTTATTTTTAATATTTTTTTACTGAGTTTAGTAAAAATCTATACTAAAATTCAAAAATTTATAATATTTTTAGAGATTTTTTAAATAAATTATATATTTTATAATAAAAATATATAAAGTATTTTTCATAAGTATTGATATATGTCTAAAGCAACGGACATTAAAAAAATATCCACTCTTGAAAATAAACATAGAATCAAGATAAAAGAATTTGAAAGTGAAAAAGAAAATATTAATTCCTTGGAAGACTCATTGACAAATATCAATATTGAAATTAGTGAATTAGATAAAATAAGAGATAAATTTACCAATGTAGAACAAAGCAGACGAGCAGAATTATTAGATCATAAAGAAATTACTGAAAAAAAATTATTTTCCTTAAAAAATAATTTCAAAGAAATGGACTATTATGATACAACTGGTGATTTACTATATTCCTATTATAATATTAGAGATAATGATAATGAAAAGAAAGAATCAAAAAATATATTAAGTTTTCTATCTAAAAAAAATGTAAATGTTGAAACTCCTAAAACAGGAAAAAACAAATCAGAATTATTTGAAAAATATTGTCAAATTACCGAAGGGATTAGAGTTAATTTGGATGATGGCTCCAAAAGAATTAAAATATGTTTGGAATGCAATATTGAAAAGATTTTAAATATTGCAGAATCTTCTTATATCTGTCAAGAATGTGGTGATATGGAAGTAATTATATTAGATGAAGATGTTAAAATCAAAGACTATTCTCCTTATAAAAGATTAAATAGGTTCAGAGAATGGCTAAATGCATTTCAAGCTAAACAATCTCCTGAAATTGATGACCAAATTTATAGAGATATTATTGAAGAATTAAATAGAAAGAGAATTAATGATTTATCTACATTAAATCGCTCCAAGATGAGAGAAATTCTTAAAAAGCTTAAATATAATAATTTATATGAACATATTCATTATATTATTAATAAATTATCTGGATTACCTCCGCCTAAAATAACTAGAGATATGGAAAAAATGTTCGTTAAAATGTTCTTACTCATTCAAGACCCTTGGATGAAACATAAACCAAATGATAGGAAAAATTTCTTATCATATTCTTTCGTTTTACACAAGTTTTGTGAATTGTTAGAACTAGACCATTTGTTAGATTGTTTCCCATTGCATAAACAACTAGATATCTTGATGGAAAACGATGTTATTTGGAAAAAGATTTGTAATGATTTAAATTGGGATTTTATTTCATCTTTCAAATAAAAAAATCTAATTATGTATAATGAATCAAATTATACATAATATCTCTGTAATTCTTATCTTTTTTGGTGCTATTTTATTAACTTATAATTTAACAAAAAGTTATAATAAATGTACTATTGTAAAACAAAACGAGATGACCGATGGAAAACAATTATTGGATCAAGATAGACCTTCTCAAATTTATCAAACTATGTTTAGAGACAATGGTGTCTGGATGGGTTACGCTGATTTTAATGCTAGAAATAAAATGAACACAAATTTAATTTAAAGATTAATATTTATTAATGTTTAATGCCTGAAGTTGATTATTTACTAAAAGACCCAATCATACCAGATAACCAAAAGTTTTGCTGTATGTCTCTTTGGTTAAGTGATGATAAGAAAACTGTTAAATATATTCGTGTAAGTGCTTCTTTCAAAACTATTGAAGAAGCACAAGAACAAGTTGCTTTATTAGGAGATAACAGAGGTCATTTTAACTTTTGTACTGAAGTAGGAGCTTGGGTTGCTTTTGACCCTACTCCTAATCGAGGTAATTTGAACGACCAATTAAATTTGATGATGAAAAATTATTTGATTAGTTTTCAAAGAAAGAATCTGGAATTTGAAAAGAGAAAATATAGTATGGTTGCTAAAAATGTAAGAGAGAACTGTTTACTCAAAGAAGAACAATTAAATAGATTGAAAGAAGAATTGAGAGAACTTACTAATGAAAAAGATATTGAAAAGAAAAAGGAACAGATTAAAATATTTGAAGAATCAATTAAATCTTATAACGATAAAATTAAAGAGAATGAAGATAAAGAAAAAGAATATGACGAAAAACTAAAAAATATTGTACCAGACCAACAAGTAATTCCTGAAGATAATACAGTTGAAAATCAAAATAAACCCTTTGTTTTTGAAGGCACAGTTAAAAGAACTACAGAAAAAGTAGATGGACAAAATTGGTATTGTATTTCATTTTTGACAGAAGAAAACAAAACATTGGTAGGTATTAAAATTAGTGGGTGTTTCGATAAAGAATCAGATGCAAATGACCATTCTAAAGCATTAAGAGATATTAACGATAAATTTAGTTTGTTAGTAGGAGAATTATATAAATGGTGTCCTTTTAATCCTGATGCAGACTCTCAAGAAGCTGGTGAATCTGAATATTCTAACGATAAATTGAATGAAACTATGAAAGCCAAAAAAGAGAATGAGAAGAAGGCTCAAATGTTTCACGAATATAGAAAATATGAATTAATTAATAAAAATCTACAAGAGAGTTTGGTTAATAAAACAACTGAAAAAGATGAACTAAAGAAGACTATAGAAAATGAGACAAGTGCATCCAATAAATTATCTTACGAAAATAAATTATTAGAACTAGAAAAACAAATTGAGAAGTTGATGACAAAGAAAGCTGAAGTAACAGAAAAAGAAAAAGAACTTTCCGATAAAATTGGAATTGATAAGATGAAGGAACAATATGGTGCTGGTGCTAGCACTAGTATTTAATTTCTAATTTTTTCAACAACTAATTTAATATTATTTCTCTTTTTGGCCAATGCTAAGCCTGGGTCAAAAATAGGCAATCTTTTATTCCATTCCCTATCAAAGTGTTCTTTATGGTATCTTTTATATTTAGGAGAACCTACTGTAAAATCAGGTACATCTTTTGCTTTATACCAATAAACTTTATCAGCTATATTTTTAGAATGTACACGGTTATCAATAACCATAACTCCATAATTTTCGGTGATTTCACCAAAAACTTGTTCAAAAACAGCTAAAGTTGGAAACATTCCAGCGTAGTGTTCATACAATCTTTTTCTATTGTTAGTAAAATCTTCTGCCAATAAAAAAATATAATCAAAGTTACTTCTTAATTCAGGTGGAATTCCCAAAGAGAATTGCATAGTTAAAATAAATGATATATGGTGGTGTCTTCCATTAAAAAATAATTCTAATACTTGAGGGTCCTTTAACCATTCCCCTTTACTAGACATACAATCATCCATAATTAACATTAAACTATCATCCTTTTGTTTTTTCCCTTCCTTCTTTCTTTTAGAATTATCTTCATTTAATTTAGCTTGTCTTTGATAAATTTTAGATAAAATGTCAGTATCAAAATTATCAAAAATATAACTATCTGGACAGAATTCACCATAAAATCTATTTAGTTTCTCTGTTTTAGAAATTACAGTAACCGCTGGGATATTTCTTTTATGGTAAAGAATTTCGCGAGTTAAATAAGATTTACCTGAGGCTCTTTTAGCAATCATAGCAATAGTGCAATGCTCTGCCATTTTGTGAATAGGGAATTTTTTTAATTGTAATCTAGATGCTCCAAAAGTAATATTTTTTGTATTGCCACTCATTAATATAGGATATAAAAAAAATTTATTTTCTTTTTTTATTTTTTACTTTTTTTTTTAAATAACTCTCTAGCTCATAATTTTTTAAAGCATTAGCACACTTTATTGAATTAAGATAATTCTCACTAGTAATGTTATATTTAGATAACAAGTCGATAATTTCTATACTATTTTTAACAACGGCATACATTAATGGAGATTGACCTCGAATATTAACCATATTAACATCTGCGCCATAAGATAATAATAATTCTATAATTTCTATAGGTTTTAATGTAATTGCGTACATCAATGGAGTACAATCATAATGGTCTTGTTGATTTACATTTATATTATTTTTTAATAATTCTTCAATAATTTCATAAGAATGATTACCTGCACTAATAGCCCCCATTAATAAATTATGCTTCTGATCATCAGTAGTATTAATATCTGCTCCTTTTTTATATAAATCATAGGCTGGTTTAAAAAGATTTAATTTGATTGCTAAATTCAAAGCAGTAATACCATCTTTATTTTTATAATTAACATTAAAATCATATTTACATAAAATGTCTAATGCATCAAGATGTTTCATTCTTATTGCATAAAAAATAGCAGTTTCTTTATCACTATCAATAAAATCCAAATTCATTTTCTTTTTACACATTTCTTCTATAATTGCTAAATTACATTGTTTGCATTGATGAGGTGCATTCTCTGCATTACCAGCTAAAGCATAAATCATAGCTGACCTATTCTCAGTATCAACTAGGTCTAAATTAGTCCCTGCTTCTATTAAAAACTTTGATCGGGGTAAATTATTATTAATAGCGTACATCATCAATAATGTTTTACTTTTATAATAAGTTCTATTGACTATTTTATTCCACAAGTAAGGATTATTATAAAATTCCTGATTTATTAACATTATTGGAATAATGTCTCTGTAAAAGTCAGATGACAATAAGATTTCTATTACATTTACTAACATAACTTT